ATTGTTTGATATAAAAATTTAAGACTATCAACAGAATTAATAGCGCTAATTAATAAACCTTTGCCTTGATAATATGCTTTACCTTTTAGATTAATAGAAACGTCTTTTATAAATATTATCTCTTCAAGTGTTAATACTTCTATTTTACCGCCTTCTAAATGATAGTTATATTTAAAAACTTCATTTTCTATTGGGTTTATATTTTGTATTGGTGTCCCGTATTGGTCTTGGCAGTACTGTGGTATTGGGTAAACTTTATCTGATGGCAATTGATATATAGAGGTTATCCCGAATGAACTGGTATTTACTTTTTGAATCGGGACTTGACCTGTAACAATTAACGACATAAAAACCCAATCTATAAAAGCCTCTTTAGTCGTGTTCTTGTTTGGATTGTATATTAAATTTAATTGTTCAGTATCGCCAAGGTCTTTAACCTTCCCATTACCTAACATTCTATAATGTTTAATATCTAATTCGCTTGCTTTGCGTGACGAGTATTTAAGAATCCCGTAAACATCGGCAACAGATTCTGATAAAGCTATTAAAGATGATTTTGTATTTACCGAACTTTGTGTTATCGGATAGAAATTTGAGCCATTTATTTTACTGACTGAGTTTTTAACAACTTCCTTTTTCTCTTTTGAGCCAAATTTTAAAGAAAACTCAAATGGCATATAATATATTTTTGACAAATATACTATTTTTTTTAGCAAACAACCATAAAGTGATAATTTTTAATAATTTCTTGTGATTTTAAAATATAAACGATACATAATAGCATCTAATAAGTCTGGGCTTCGGCTAATGATTTTTTTCATTTCATCTTTTGAGATTAAACAATATCGTTTATCAGATTCCTTTGACTTTAAACATTGAATTTCCTCAACTAATTGACTCTTTATTTCATTTGATAAAATACACTCGATATATATTAATCCTTTATTAATGAATTCAGCTAACATATATGCTAACCGTGTTTTAATATTAGGATATTCACTTGACCCGCTATTCCCGTTATTATTAAATCTTATTGCCCCGGGTAAGTATCCTCCAAGATATGTCCCTATGCCATCGCCATCATAAATAATATTACTAATTGGTATTTGATGCTTGTTGGCTACTTCTTTTATCTTGTTCTTTAAGTCCTCGGCATTTATTTTTTGAAATGTTAGCAGTTCGACAATGACTAATCCAACCCATACAACTAATACACTTTTATCATTTAACAGCGCTATATCACAACTTAATATTTTTCTTCCCGTGCGTTCTACATAATTGTTAGTAAAAAGGTCGTTTATCTTTTCAAATGAAACTAAACTATTGTCATCATCATCATATTCCCATTCACCATATCGAAGTCGCAAAAGGTCTCGTTTGTTTTTTATGCTTTCAAGAATAGTTTCGCTTCCTTGCGCTCTGAAATTATTATCAGTTACTAGTGATTGAATAAATATTTTTGAAGGCTCTAATGTGTTATTTTTATTAGGCAAATAGAAATTCCTATACATCCAATTTTTTTTTGGATTGCATGTAATAAGAAGCGATGGCGTTATTTTATATTTTTCGTTGTTTTGACGGCCTATTGTTAGTTTTAAATTCTCATATGCTAATTCGTCAATCTCTCCACCTTCTTCAATCCACCCTGTTGTCATTTCCATTGAACCAAACCTTTCAAATAATGGGTCGCTTGGCATTTTAGCAGCGTCTATAAGGTTTATTCTTGACCCGTTTTTAAAATGAAAAACATTTGTTTGACCATTATAGTTACAATAGTCATCTAGGTTCAACCCGTTTGATTTATAAAACTTATAAAATGTAGGGATTGTAAATTTAATTAAATCTTGACGTGTTTCACGGGCGACAAAATATGATGTTTCTGGATAAAGTATTGCATTACAATGAAGAAATATTGAACCTAAAAATGATTTACCCCCATTCTTAGCCCCTCCAAATAAAACCTCTCGTGTTTTATAATCATCTGTTGGGTTTGTTAATGCTTTTAATGCGACACGCTGTATTTTACTAGTCTGTATCTTTGTCAGTAAATTGGAATCCAATTATGTTTGTATTTAAATTGCCTTTAATCTCGGTTTCTGACTTTTCTTTATACTCTGAATTATTAACAAGCGAAAACTTAACAATATTAGCGTTATAGTCCCCTGTCATTCCATAAGTAATATTATTATTCACGATTCTCTGTCTCGCACGTAATAAAATGTCAAAAAACTCTTCGTATCCCTCTAATTTTGTGTAGTTTAAAAGTGTCTGTCTAGTAACTCCAAGATGCAAGCCTAACCCCTCTATTGTATATGGTCTTTGCTTTTTCTTTAATACCTCAGTCCCTTCTTTTCCTACCCATTGTTGTTCAATTATAGGATTATCGTCACACCAATTGAAATATTCATTAATATGATTTTCTAATTCACATGCAGAATTGTATTGCATACTTCTACCTGAATTTCCTAATGCAAATTGATTACCTTTTGGCGCTGGCATATTTATATTGTTTGTATTGTATATTTACCTGAGTTATTTTTTCCAGTTTCGTTGGTAGTTTTATTTCTAATTAGTGCTTCGTTTTCTAAAAACTTAAATTCGAATGGGGCCCCATCTTTATTTAATATTAACTCATTATTACATTTGTTTTTATCATGATATAAATAATATTTATCTAGTAATACTTTAAGTTTTTTTCTACGTTTTATCTCAAATAATTGACCTATGAATAATAGTATAATTATTGTAAATACTATTATTGATACATTAATAATTGCACTCATTTTATATTTTTATATCAATTGTTACTCCGTCTTTTTTTAATTCCCCATTAGCTCTATCAACTATTTCAAATGGAGTTCCAAATTTTATTGTTAAATTATAACAACGTGTATCAATGTAGAATTGTTGCAATAATAACGAAATATCATTTTCGAGTTTAATTTTTCTATTTATTATATCTACAATATCCATTTTACCTAATTATTTCTGACCTTGTACTTGACTCATAAAAATACTTTTCTGCTTTTGTCCCTAATTTAACAATCACAATCTTACATTTAACCTCACTTGCTTTTACAACAAAATCTATAGTATCTATTATGCCTTTTGCTTTTGTGTAATTATAAGTATCTTTTTTTGAAGTTACACATAATTTAACAAGTTTTTTATTCTTGTATACGTCAATCTCTGTTGATTTTCCGTTAAGAATATTAAATTCCATTTTTACGGTATCATACATTACTGTTTTGTTTTGTACGTTTGATTTTGATTCAGGTTGTACATTTTCAATTTCTGGCTTTTCGCAGCTTATTACTAATATGGCTAATGCGATTGTTATTATTGCTTTCATGTTAGTGTTTTTATTTATACAAATATACACATTATTTTTATAATTTCATTTAAATATACTTTATGGTATTTTATGTGCATAATTGCGTATAACATCTAGTTAGGGGCAAGCATAAGAAACAACCTGCCCCCCGATGAACCTTTAATCATCTTGGTTCATTTCTTTGTTGTCATCTAGTTCAGGAACATCTTCAACAGTTCCGTATTTTTCGAGTAAAGGCTCAACTTCTGTCCAAATATTATAACCTTTGTCGAGCAATACAGTTGCATTGTGTAACTGTTCTTTTGCTACCATCGCACCTAATCCGCCATTGTTTCTTAGGTTGTAATCTGCGTTTTGTAACGCTTCCATAATTGATACACTCATTGTTTTCGTTTTTAAAAATGCCAGCCCCTAACAATGTATATAGCAAATTGGGGGTTGTTTGCAAGTTGCTACATTCGCACTTTTATTTAGTTTCTGCAAGCTGATAGGTTGGTGCGTTTTATCCCCCAACTTGCCATATACTTAACGTTAGCTGCAACCGTAAGAAAGCACCTCGATAGCTTTGAGCGTTTGTTCGAGAGTTAAACCTTCCATTGAATCACAGCAGATAAAATTGTCTTTATGTTCTAAAAGCATATCGGAATCATCGTCTAAAATTACATAGTTCCAATCTTCACCTAATTTCTTTCTATTCCAATCTTTGCCGTTGTTTGAATGAATATTGGTATCAATCCATTGTTTAATCTCAACGCCTCTTGGAATTGATAAATGTATGCCTCTCTCAATATAATGGTAAGCTCGGATAGTAACGCCTACAATTTCATCGCAAAATCTAAACCCATGTTCTTTCATGTGTTCAATTGTACTTTCCAAAGTATGTTTTCGCCAACTACTACTAAGCACTATTTTTGCACCTGTTTTTTCAATTATCATTCCAAGCAAATCTTGTTTTTCAGGTGTCAATCCACACATACCATCTTCTATAGTATTAGGGGTAGCAATTACTCCGTCAATATCGAGAAAGATAAAACGGCAGCAGCTATCACCGTGTATAGGTAATGTGGGGTTTTGTTGTAATTCAATCATTTGTTCTCGTATTTATGTTTTTACTAATTTGACAGGGTAGTGCTTCGTAATCCCACACTACCCATACACGAACCGTTAGCCGTCAGTTTAAGACGACATTATCACAGCCATTTCTTCATTGGTTGGCTTTATTTCTTCTCCGCACATTTCGCAATACATAACTGAAAATTCTCTTGGAAATGTTCGTGATTGTTCCCATTTATGTTCAGAGTCATTTAAGCAATCTGCTTTTTCAGGTTCGTAGTAAAATGAAATTGAAGTTTCAAAAACAAATGATTTTCCGCAATGAGGGCATTCCATTTGATGTTTTTTACCTTCTTCGTAACCAAAACCATCATCGTGACATACATCGCATTCTTTTTCGCAATAAGGACATTCTAAATCTGACATAATTTTATATTTTAAGTTGTTAATAATCAAAAAAAACAGAACGGCTAACACGTGGTATAAAACAAAGCGGGTGTAGTAGATATGCCAGCGTACTACCTCGCATTTAGTTTGTGTCGTGTGATACGAACGTAGCCCGTAAATCCGCTACATTTCATACCTGCGACCGTTATATTAATACCGGCGGTTTTGGTATTTCCATCCAATGTGACGGGTAATAATTATCGTCAAATATTCCATCTCCATTAATTCCATCATAAACATACCCCCATACTTTATATGTTTCACCATTTTCTTTAAATGATAAATAATTCATTATACATACTTCACCTCCTAATACTGCCAAAACATTGTTTTCATGTTTAGGCAATTTATTATCTACTGAAATCCAATTATTATTTACACTCATAGCTATATTTTATATATTTTATTTGGATATTCCCATTTATCTTTATTCCATTTGCTAATATACAATTCATCATTATACTCAAATACAAACTCCAATAAATATATTTTATTAGCTATTTGTATTTTTTCGTCACAAATAGCTAATAATGTTTTGTCCATTTTTTATAAATTAAATAACCATTTTATTTCATTCCATGTCTCTATGTCAATTGTCTCCAATTCTCTTTTTCTTTCCTCTAATTCTTTTTTCTCTTTTTCTATTTCTGCTAAGTATTTATTTCGTTTCGCCATTCGTTCTTTTAGATATTCATTCACTGCATTAGTAATAACAATCGGGTCAATTACGCCATAAAACTTACCAAAATGGCCAGTTTTAAACTTAGCAAAGAATAACATTAATTCCGATGCTTTCAAATATCCATATTCTGAAATAATAAGTCGACTCAGTTCTAGGTTTTGAATTGGCGTTATTTTATCCTTTACGCCGCAAAATTCGTTTAAATTTTCTATTTGTGACATAATCCATGTCTCGCATATTTTAACCCCGTATCCTAGCTTTATTTTCGATATGCTTTTCGATTTCCCTAAATACGCAGCCTTTTCGTTTTCTAAACACAAATACTGATTTGATGGATTATTAATTATTAAAAAATTAGAACAATCCTTGTACACTTGGTTCAATTCCATCGTGGTTGCCTCGCAAATGGTCTTCAATGAACTGTCTTCTTTCCTCTGTACTATTTGATTTGTTATTTGTCCTATTTGTATCATTATTCCTTTTCCTCCAATTTTGATATGTTAAACTTGCTGATATGTTCTTTTTTAATAAGTCTTTATAATTGTGCATTGATTTTAGTACGTCCCAATCTTCTTTTTTATTCAATTCCCCTTTTATTATTAATTCATCCATTTGCTTCTCAGTAAATGGCTCTTTCATTTTAAGAACTCTAGGGGCTTGTTCTTTTAACCATTCATTAAACTTTATGAATTTTTCTGAATATATAATTATATTTTTATTTTCAATTACACTTACATTATCATTAACACTTACATTTACATTATCAGTTATATTTGTTATGTTTTGATATGTTTTGTTATCGTCTGTTATAACATTTATAACACTGTTATCTTTTGTTATACTTGTTATAACACTGTTATTTTCTTTTCTATTGCCCCACATATTTTTCATGCCTAGTTTAACTGCTTAACTTCTA